TGTTATGTTTGGTAAATTTGTAGATATAAAACTTTTATTAACTGCATCATTATTATTTACTGGGTCTGCTACATTTTTAATAACTTTACTTTGTGCATCAAATTTATCGTCAGTGTCAATACTCATGGTATTTTGACTGTCGTCTGTAATCTCTTGTGCTACGAAAAAGTTTTGGTCTGCACTTCTATCTAGGTCACTTTCTGTTAAAACTGAACCATCTGTAAAATCAACTAATCTAGTATCAATAGGTGTTTGACGTTCTATTCTAATTACAGAAGCATTTGTAGGTGCGGAAGTAAACGTAAGTGTAGATGAAGAAATAGTAAATGCTGTAGTTTGAACTCCATCTATAAAAGCTTTTACGTGTGAACTATCAATAAAACTGAAAGTTATTGCGTAACCTGTAGTAGAACCGTCTCCTGTGTAGGAGACTTGGGCGTAATAAGTTGGCATAGTTTATTTTTATCCTTATTGACTAAATTTGTAGAGACCTTCTAATTCTCTGTAATTAGATTTGTTTCCAGTGTTAAGTATTTGTTTGTTCATATTTAAACTTCGTATTGAATTGTCTAATGTAAATTTTCCTGTTGTATCTTCTGTACTAAAGAATTTATCTCTTTCCTGTATCAAAGCATTTTCAGCAATAGCTTGATAATCTTTAACAATTCTAGTGATAAATTTTACTTTACCACCTCTTTCTTTGTTGTTCTTATCAACCATAGTTGGCTCACCTAATCTTTTATAAAAATCACTTTTAATAACTTGTCTTAATCTTTCATCTAAAGTCAGGCCACCAATTTTAACATTTTTCAAAATTTGTTGTTGTCTATCGTAAGCTGATAAACCTTGTTTGTTTCTAAAGAATTTTAAATTTATGTTTCCATTTAAATTTTCTCTTAACTTAGGCATATTGTAGCCAAGTCTTAAAATTTCTTCTGCAACTATGTCGTTTCTACTTTCTGAATAATTAAAAGGATTAAAAACATTTTGTACTAATCTACCAAAATTATTTTCTTGTCCGCTACTTGGATTACCTCTAAAATCATATTTAGGTGAAACACTGTCTCTATCAATTCCAGTTCTTACTTTAACTTCTTCAATAATACCTTTCGCATCTCTAAAGAAAGGGTCGTTAGTTAATTTATTAAATATATTAGGATAAAAAGAACCAAACTTTTGATTTGCATAACGACCTAATTTATTAGGGTCATCATCAGTTATAGCTTCCATAAATTCTGATAAACCTTGTAAATATGTTTTGGAGAAGACGTTTCTTGATACAGAAGCAAAACTTGATTTAAAAAAGTTTTTAGTTGTTGATGCAACACCTAATTGACTATCTGAGTTTTCGCCTTGTCTATGAAGTGTAATTAGTAAATCACCGCCTACTCTTGCTAATTCTTCCTCAGTAAATTTATTACTATATAAATGAAAATCAGCTACTAAACCGAAAAATGCTCCAAATGGGTCAAACCTTCCAAATTGAATATATTTGTGTTTACCTTCATCTTCATCATAATATCTAAATGAATATGGTTGAAAACCTGTGTTTCTTCTTAAATCTTTTAAATCTTTAGAATTAGTTGGTAAATCTAAAGCATTAGCTTGTGAACCTGTAATTAAACCTTCAGATGCCATAATATTAGCTAAAGTAATTAATGCTGTACCAGTTGCTAACTGACCTCTTACTTGTGCAGTTCGCATTGGATTACCACTTGCACCAGTAAAATCGTCTCTGAATTGTTTTCTCATCAATGCTAAAGGTGTTCTATCAACAACATTTAACATTAAGTTTACAGGTGTTCTTACAAATGGAATTATTTGTTTTAGCCATGGGTGGGCGTTAGACATATCCTGTATTCTTTTAAACATACCGTAAAGGTCTTGTGTAAAAGTACTTTCTTCAGCATATCTTAAAGCATCTGCGTCTATACCCATTAGACCTGTGTCAGCGTCAAAACCTTTTCTAAAGTAAGCATTAACGTATTCGTCAAACTCAGTAATATCTTTACCGTTTGTACCTTTACCAACTATTTTAGTTTTGCTTTTGCCAAATTTGTTAGCGTCTCTTACAGCGTTGGCATAAAGTTTTGCTCTGTAATTTATTTGTCTGAAAAACTCATCTTCAGCATTTAAGAATTTTGTTGGTATTCGAACAAATTTACCAAGCTTGTCTGTAGCTTCTGTACCACCAATACTTTTAACTGGTTGGTCTATTTTACTTCTATTTGAAATAATTGTATCTTCATTTTTAAATGCAAGTTTAGAATATTTAACTGCATCATTTAAATACATTTTCAAACCTGCCAAAGTATCTAATGCGTTTTGTGATTGCATTTGAATTTCTTTGACCATTCTAGGGTCTTCTAATAAATCTGTAGTTAGTTTACTTCCAATAATCTGCTCCATTGGCTTGACGAAAGTATTAGTCAAGTTAGAAGTCATATTGATAATATGTGTTTTTGGATTTGATAATAGAGCATTAATCCAAAATTCATTTGCTATATTCCAAGTTTTATTCTTAGTTACAGCAGTTAAAATCTTCTCAGTAGCTTTAGCATCTGATTGAGATATTCTTCTATAAAATTCTTTTCTGTTACCTTTGATTATTTTATTTTGTGCAATAGCGTTTTCAATATTTTTTACTCTATCAACAAAATCATCTATGTTTTTTGCATCACCAGTTTTACCAAACACTGCAAGTGTTCTTCCAATATTTTCACCAATAGTATCTCTATTAAATGTTAAAACTTCCCATTCACCTATAAGTCTATCAACTAAATTATCAATATCTTTATTATCTTTTACAACTGATTGTCTTGCTAATTTAGGAATAGCATTTGTTAATGTTGTATAATAAGTATTTAAAGCCATTACAACGTATGGAGCATCATCAGTGTTCTTAGCTAATTTATTAACAGCTTTGAACATTTTAGTTGTTTTACCGCCAAACATTTTATCAGCAGTGCTTTCTATTACTTTAAGAGGTATAACTTGTTTTTGTTCTTTTAATTTTTTTCTAACAATAGGTATTAATGTTTTTAAAGTTAAGATACCTTCTTTATCTAAATCTACTAATTGTCTTGCATTGAAACCTAAATCAAAACCTTCATCTAAATTTAAAGATTGTTCAAACTCTTTTCTATTTTTCTTGCCTTGTGCTTTTCTAAAATTAGCTACAAAAGTATCTTCAATATCTTTTATTAGTAATTCTTTTGATTTTTTAGGAATAACTGTTGGTTCAAATTTTGTAACATTTTCGTCAAAACCTTCTAAGAATTTTCTATCTTCGTCTAATAATTTTTGGTTAGGTTTTATTTTAGAATATTTTTCTGCGTTCTTTTGTTTGATATATCTTGCAGTTCTAAATATTCCTTCAGCAACACCACCTAATGCAACACCTTCAATTGCATTTTTTAAACGCCCTTCCCAGAAAGTATCTTTAGGGTCAGAAGCTAAATAATCAAATAATGGGTTACTTAAACTAGGTGCGTGTTCATTAACCATATCTACAAAACGACCTGAGTTTTCATCAAACGCTACAAAGTCTGCAACTGCACCTTTTGTAACAACTTTTGTTGTAGCTCCTAGTTTTTGAAATGCTTGTACCGGTTTTAAGAATTTACCCACACCAATAAATCCAGTTGCAAATTGTGATACACCTCTAACTAAACCACCTGCGACAGTATCAGGTGCATCAACTTCAGGTAATGTAAATAAGGCTTTATTTGGGTCGCCTACTCCTAAAGTGTCACCTATTTGGTCTACAAGATTTATAGTTGATTGTACGCTGTCTCTAACTCCACCTATGATTTGTAATGGTACATCTGTAAAAAAACCTCGTTCTTTTTCTTGTAAAGCTGTGCCAGAATTTTCAGTAACATTAGAAGTATCTTGATTTGTAATGATAGGTTTATCTGGTTGTTCTTGCTGATATTCAGGTAAGTTTAAATATTCTTGAATAGTTTCCTCTGAAGTTCCTTCAGGAAATTCAATTACAGTACCATTTGGTGCAGTTCTAGTAATCATTCATTATCTTCCTTATTTTCTTCTTGCTTTTTAGAAATTCTGTCAAAATCTTCTTGTGATAAAGCGTTTTTATTATTTCTAATAAATTTAGATTTTTCTCTACCTTTAAGATTAGACGGTATAATTACAGCATCTTTTAAATTAATACTTAATTCAGGGTCTTCACGTGGTGTGTCTCGTCTTTCTTTTCTACTTAGTTTCTTTTTAGGTAATTTATCAGGGTCAAACTTTTCTGTTTTACCTGATGATTTAGTTGTTTTACCTGAAGTTTCAGTTGTACCACCTTCACTAGCTTTTTGTTCTAACTCTGCTTTAGTAGGTACTTTTGTACTGAAACTATTTTTTTGAATATATTTTAGATAATCTTCTCGTCTATCCGAAACGTATTTCATAAAAGCTGTTTGTCGAGCTTCAAAAGTTTTAAATTTATCACTACCTTTAGGATTATCAGCTAACCATTGTTTAGCATCTTCTTCAAACTGGGTTACTAAACCTTGGTTTAATGTTGTTGATACACCTATAGTTTTTGAAGTGGTTTGTATTCTATTAGATAAATCACTTTCATACGCTTTAAATAATCTATGTTCTAATAAACCATCTCTTTTGGTTGCATCATTTATAAGAATAACATTTCTAAATTTAACAAATTCTTTTTCAGTGAATTGTTGTTGATTATCTACTAAATATTCTTGTGCTTTAAGATATTCATTTCTTTTTATTATATCTAATAATT